GGTTGGTGCTAATGTTGTTGCGCCGTAAAAACTACTCATCACTCGTTCTCCTTATTTAATTTAATCACCATCATAACAACCACAATCAATTTCAATGGACGCGTTATCATCCGCATCTTTAACATCAGTCCAATTAAAGTAGCGACCTAGTCCACATCGGCTTGGTTCTGCCCTACCTTCCCCAGCAATTGCTTTGCGTTCTATCTCAAGCGCACGTGCATATAAATCAGGGTGTTCTTTTTTAAGCCATATAATTTCATGCTTCTTAGATGATGGGCAAAAGAAACACGCTGACTTTCCTGGTTGTGATAAACCCATGCGCTTAATTGCAGCAACACATTCATCGCGCCCCCATCCCCATTCTATAAGTGGGTATCGCTGTGGGTTGATATGTTTAGCCTTGTAACTTTCCGACCTCTCATACCTATGGATTTCACCCATATTAAACCCAATATACCGCACCATGTTTTCTAACCCTACCCCTGTTTGTTTAGATAGTGCCACAAGATACTTATTAACTGGGTCTATCTTCCACTTCTGTGAGCATTGGCTGAACCCATAGGCTTTTGATGGTAGCGTACCCAATCGCAAGCATTCGTTTTCTAGTGAGCCATCCAATACTTGCTGAGGCATACTACCTTTAACGACAGTGATTAACGGAAACCCTACCTTAGTACACCACGCATTTACTTCGGTGATGTTGTTGTATGTATGGGGTTTTTCTCCACCTGTATCAGCAAAGATAATATGGTCAGGCTTTTCTCCACGCTCATACATACCAACTAATATAGCCGTTGAGTTAGTACCACCGCCGTACGTGACGATAATCATTATTCAGTTTCCTTGTTCATAATGTCTAAATAGCGTGATGCTTTGTTTGTTAATCTAAACTGCTCACTGTCTACCTCAGGTCTAAATCCTAATGATTCGAGATGCCCAATAGCCATACCCGCCACTCCTTTAATGTGAGGTACTCCATGAAATACGGCTGTCCCATGTTCGATAAGCATCTCCATCAACCACTCATCGTATGGTTGCTCACGCATTGGTTCTGTCCTACCTGTATTCATATTAGGTGCGCCTGCAAAACTTCCCATAGGGTCACTCCATCCTATTGCATATCTATTAAGCGTTGACATTGATACGTATGCCATCGTATCTCTCCAAGTATGTAGCCGCGCTAGGTGTTAGTACGTAGGCAAGTGTTTTAAACTCATCGTCATCCATGTAGGTTATATGCCCCATCTCTGTTGCCCTTTGTAAGAAGCTCCAAGGAAGTTCACTATTAGTAATCACACCAACACCGCATCTGATTAGTATATCTAACAGCCATTCCTTATAAGATATGTTCACGTTGTTTCCTTTTCAAATACTTAACCGCCGCATCTGTGATTACCCAACCTAGATGTTCTCCTACATCAGCGTGGTTGAATTTATATACGATATGCCCATACCTTCTACCATGCTCAAAATCACTGCCTATTATTATGGTCAATGGTTTGTACGTGCCGTACTTTATCAACAACGCAGTCAGCCATTCTTCATACGTATCCATTACGACACATCCTTTACTTGGACTGTTTGTCCGACAGGAATGTTAGGCACAGGTCGACTATTAACAACAAGCCATAGCACAGGCAAATCACCCCAATCGCCGACAGAGTCACCATAAAATTCACCATCGGTAATGACAACTGCACATACGTAATCATCTCGCTTCTCCTCATACATCCATTCAGTAATACATGCTGGGGTTGTACCGCCACCGCCGATAGGCTTAACTGCATTAGCTAGGTTATCCATAGCACCGCGCTCAAAACTATCTACACCTACAACCTTGCTACCCCACCATGCAATGTCCACACCACTTGGCTGTGTTTCGTTTACTAGCTGTTGCATGTGACCCATAATGACGGACAACATACGGTCATCAATAGAACCTGACGTATCACCAGCAATCAGTACCCGACCAATGTTCTCGCTGTATGGTGTTGGGATATACAAGTCATACGCTACATAAGTCTTATGCGGTCTGCGCCATGTCTGCTTGTCGTTACCACTACACGCACTCTTAAAGAACTCAGCAAGTAATGTTTTCCAATCAACCTCAGGCACTAGCATCTCAGTAACACTACGAGGCATACTCGCACCGATGTTGCCAACCAATGACGCTTGACGTAATGCGTTGTCTACCTGTACCTCAATCTCTTTAGCCTCTGCCTCTGTTACTTGGTCAGCCTCTTCCCAGTCATGCGTATCATGCCCGCTTTGTGGTACTTCTTTAGCATTCTTTTTAAGGTCATCGTACACAGCCTTGACGTTCCACACATCAGGGTCTTTATACTCAGGCATATAGATACCACCCTCAACGAACTCTAGACCAGCCTTACCATATAAGTACTGCGTGTTAATCACAGCATCGCAAGCGATGTTGGCTAGGTCTTTACTTTCTTTCCACAAGGCTTGCCATACAAACAGATGTCTAAACATCTTATGGAAGTTCTCATGTAGCACAATGAACTTAATCTGTGATAATGATAGCCCCTCAATAAAGTCACGATTGTATAGTTCGTTCAAGCCGTCAGTCGCCGCGGTCTTAACCTTATGGTCAGCCTCAACAATCCCACTGCTACCCATCATGACAATGCCAGCCAGCCATTTCCATTCATCGTCATTCATAATAGCAACTTTGGTTTTGCTAATCAACTGCTCTGCATTCAATCCATCATTTCTCATTTATAAACTCCAATCCTTTTTGTGTCAGCCTAAAGTGTAGGTAAGGTGTGTCCCTAAAATTTTCTTTCGTCTTTCGCTCAACATATCCCTCACGTTCGGGGAAACCTAATCCAACCATGTCACCTATCTCTTGCCATGCTACCCAGCGGGTGCCAAACTTAAACAACCATTCGGTCAACCCTTCTCGGCACATTGCTATCTTATCCATCCTACTAGCGTTAGCGTCCAGCATATCCCAAGCTCTAGAACCAGTCGGCAATGATGGTATCGACACTGTGTTTGACTTCATCACGCGCACCCTCTGCTCGTAGTTCATCGGCATCAACACCAAGTAGTGCTGACTCTAGTTTAGCCCTAGCCTTCTCTAGCTTAGGGTCATTGGTTACGTTCAATCTCTTTAGCATGTCGCACAATTCTACAGCATTGTCCACCATACTGTCACGGAATATCTTAGCCTTGCCTGTGGTATCATAGCCCAGCCTGTCGCTCATGTGTGTAAGCGTGTCATGCAGTCTATTCCATAGGTCTTGGTTCACCTGTTCAATACGTTCGTTGTACATAGCCTCGTATTCTTTTTGCATGTCAGCTACAACTTCATTCGGTGCATCAATACGGAAGTCACCAGTACTTGGTAGTGGCAGAAACCCCACCTTAAATCTAAACTTACTAGCAATCTCCTCAACATCGGGGAACTCATTGCGGTCAAACAACGCACCCAATTGGAATGCTTGCGCACTAATCAATGTCGGGTAGTCACGTAAGAACTCTGACACTAGCTGATTAAACGTAGCCTCGCGGTCGTTAATCCATTGCTTCAACTCAAAGAACTGCATCATAGGTACTAAGCGTTGCCCACTATCAGACCAAGGCAAGGTCAAGCGATAGAAGTCGTTACGTGTTAGTGCTACGAAGTCAGTCACACGCTTGAGGTTATTCATCCCAGCCAGTAGGTTCTTGTTAACGCGCGCCGCGTCATCGCTGTTCGCGCCCTTACTTACCTTAACTTCTTTTGACGCATTCTTGTCTAGCTTACGCGCCGTCCATGTTGATACGTTTAACTCTACGATTGCTGCATTTAATGAACTCATTTCTGATTCTCCTGTAAGTATTTCACACCTTCTTTAGTTAGCTTCATGATGACTGGAACCCCATTAGATACCTCAATGATGAACCCTTTACGCATTGCCTTGTAAAATACAGCCATGTCAAACAATCCCATGTCTGACATAGCCGTTGGGTTAGTACCATACTTCATCAGCCACTCAATTAAGAACGGAAGCATTAGCTTTTTCATAGTATCCAGCTATTACCAATAGCAAACGATTTAATCTGTTGGTTCTTGAGGGCAATGGCTTTCACCTTGTCCGTTGATACAATCGTTTTAATCCATGTACTCATTACTTCTTTTGGCAAGCGTTGGAAGTAAGTAGCAAACGCATCTACGTTACCAGCATCAATGTATTGTAATGACTTGAACACCAACATTAGCTGGGCTGGTGCGCTTCTTGGTACTCTTGCCTTGTCGGGCTGTTGCACAATGTCATCAAGTGTAGGCAAGTCACTACCCAACGCGAACATCGCGCTCATATCCAACGCAGCTTTAGCACCTACAGTACCAATCAATGCCTTAGTCATGAGAGCCTCGCCTGTTATGTCCATGCTATAAATTTGATGGCTAGCTAACTCTAATGTACGTGGGCATACGTACTGCTGGTTGTTATGTTGTGGGTGGAATATGTAATGGAATATCCCTTGCCCATCCTTGTGCGCTCTCGCATCGAACTCAGTATCCTTATATGAATGGAAGATAGCTGGGTTCTGTTTAGCCCACGTAGTAACAAGCGGATGGATATTGTTATCAATAGCCCAAGGTTGCCACTCATCGCCTGTCGGCTTACGCATTGGTATACGAACGACACGGCTGTTACTGTGCGCATTGGTTCTGTCACCCACACCATCAGTCGCGAAGTTCGTTGTACCAAACACAATACTACCCTCAGGTAACTTGTAGTCCCCGACCTGTTGCTCAAGCAGTAGGCGGTTCATCATCAGCTTTACAAAGTCTGTACCCTTGAATACTTCATCAAGCAAAATGACTTTAGGTTTCTTTGGGTCAGTGCCTAACCAAATCTCATTGATAAACGCACGTGTGACTTTGGCTTCATGGTCAGGCATTGAAAGCGCAATGTCGGGAATATCTTTGAGTGGCACGTCAACGTACACAAAGTCGTAATCACTCGTTCCCATCATTTCCTTGAGGGACTTCAAGATGCTGGACTTACCAACCCCTGGCTCACCCTCAAAGATGTATGATACTTTGTTACCATTTGTGCGCACCAATAAAGCAGCTTCATGGTGGTTGACCGCAAAGTTATATGCATTATTCATATCGTTCTCCGTTGTGTTTTATTGTTAGTCAAACTTATGTGAAGCTAATAGCTTGATTGCATCTAGTACCTGCATAGCATTGCTCGCTGTCGCTGAGTAACGTGAGCCATCCACATCAAACAGTACTGCGTCATCCCATACCTTGATGTCCAAGCCATCTACTACACTTACTGCACGAGCCAATACTTCAATAGCTTCTTTGACTGATACTGTTGGTTTCGCTACTACAGGTTGTGCTACTTTCTTAACACGTTTATAAATACCTTTTGGCATGATACTTCTCCTCATCTAAATTACACTCGGACAAATGTCCGAGTGGGTACAACACTTATCTCTTACTAGGTCTACCATTATACCCCAACCAATTCTTACCACAAGAGGCGGTCAAGTTCATCTTGGTACTTGGGTATTACTGTCACTTCCCTACCATCAAAGCAAGCCTCAAGATAGTCACGCACAAAGTTAGTAAGCTGTGAGCGTGGTACTACCACATCATCGTACTCATGGTTGCTTCTCTTATTCCAATTAGGGCTGTGTCGTATTGTCGCCATCGTTATCTCCATCGTTATCAGTTATTGCTTTAATCACCATCGCCATCTTGACGGCGGTCTCCATTGCATTTAGTGCGCGGTCTTGCTCACGGAATAACAACACCATGAACATGGTAGCCACACCGCACCACATAAAGGCTGGGTAGTTCTCGGACATCACCTCTGCTATGAGTAGCAGTACAGCCAGCACAGTCGCACCAATCCTATCCCAACGGATACGTACCTTACGTTCTTTAGTCATTGATAGCCCCCGATACAAACAAACCCAATGCACTGAACATCACCATGTAGTACAAACCTATAGACAAATCCTTTGTCGCATAGACAAGCACCGCCCAACTAACTAAATACAAACCCCACTTAATAATCTTACTCATTCTTTAACTCCCATAAATAACACGCTGCCCAAAATACAGCCCAACCATACGAGCCTTCGCTTACACAGTACGCACATGCCAACGCATAGACTAAACTCATCACATCATCCCCACTTTCAAGTTGTTATAAGCTGACTCGTCATAGTAATCGTTGAGTGCATAGCTAGCTTCCTCTACTTGGTCGGCTAGGTCTTGCAACAAGATAGCTACATCCTCAGGGTCAGCCTCTGCTACCCACTGCGCAAGGCTACGCGTGGATGTCGTTAAGATACGCTCAACACTAGGTATCTCGTACGGACTCATGGCATGAGGTGTCTTGGTATGATGACTGCCTGACCACGCACCCCAGTTATATGTACTATGTTTTGGTGCAAGATACTCACGCTTGGTATGGTCACGCTTGGTATGGTCACGCTCTACTACAAGAGAGATGGTGTCCCAATCCAGTGCGCATATAGCATCGCGCAACGCAAGCACATGGCTAGTATCTAATGTCTCAAAGTGACTATGCTCGCTGTCGTACCCAATGCTGACGTTGACACACTCTGGAATGATGTCCATGTATTCTGCTGTGTCTGTGTACACACCTGTCGGGTCTAACTCGTAGCGCATATTGAACAGACTAGCTAACTGCTCGCCTAACGCATCGCTACACGCACGTTCGCCACGCTGATGGGTAATGATGCTAGTCGTACCGCGCCTGTCAAATGCAATCGCATGAGTGAACTGCTTGAGCCAATCCCTATGATGCACAGCCATGTCACCGCTACCCCAGCAACCGACTTCCTCGCCACGATGAAAGATGTACGTACCAGCAATGTCTTGCATAATCATATTGAACATGAGATACATACCAGCACCATCGTCAGCACCTAGACAATCAGCTTGGTCAGTAACAAAAGCCATGCCGTCATCGGACACCCAAACTTCTTGCGTCAAAGGCGCACTCGTTCCCTTTTTGTCCCTGTGCATGGTGTCAATGTGAGCCGACCATAGTACTTTGCTTGTGCCATGTGAGTTGTCTACTACATACGCAATGACCTCGCCCTCGGGATTGACAAAAGGTGTCGGGTTAAGTGGCTTGATAAAGCGGTCAATGAATGATGCCTCACCTACGCTGTCATGTTCGCGACGTGTTTCTAGAATACTAATTAGTTGTTCCATTTTAATTCTCCTGTTAGTTACGTTCGGACATTTGTCCGCGTGGGTTATACTGCACCAGCCTCAATATCAATTTCCATTTGGTAATGGTCTGCATCATCTTGATGACACGTTGAACCATCTGATAACGTATGCACGTTGTCCATATACACATACTCATAGTCAGTATGGCGGTCAACACTAACAACGTAGTCCATGTGGTACACACCATCATAGGTAGATACTAATTCCTCGTTAGGATGGTAGTCATAGGTACGCTCGCACTGACCGATGTCATGGTTGTCAATGGTATCAACCCAATAATAATCCTCGCCGACTTGTACGCACTCGTCTTGTGGGAAGTAGTCTTGATAACGTGAGCCATACGCATAGGTATAGTTATTGCTGAGGCAACACTCGCACACAGTGCAACCATCATGCTCAACGTAAGTCGTTTCGTCATCGTCAATGCTATCACCACACTCATCACACGATGTCATATTATTCTCAACGTAGCCGTTAGTCTGTGTCGCGCTGTAGTCACCACCGCCAGCTACAAGATACCGCTTGCCATTATGATGTGTTTCGCCCACAGTTTGGTCACCACCACTGCCGTAGTCTAGGTATGGACACACGATACCCTCGCGTTCCTCTATAAACTGTAACAGTGCGCCGTCAAGGTTGGTATGCTGGTCATAGCCATGTGTCTTGAGATAGTCCAAGAGATAGCGACCTTCTGCATGACCATTCGGGTCAGGGTACACACGCAACCAGCCTTTGGCATCGCCATCCTCACGCACAATACAACGCGCAATAATATCGTTACCAGCTTTGACATACGCTAGGCGCAACACACTATGCTCATGCGCATAGATACGTACTGCTGGCTCGCTCTGCATACAACTCTGTACACCGCCTGAATACACGTTATACCAACCATCGGGGTCATCGTGCGCCACGAACTCTACAGCCCAGCCACCACGAGAGCGCATATTGCTTGCGTGTTTCTCTGTCATGTTCTTGATGTCATTCTCGGTCAAGCGTAGCGCGGACTGATACTTGGTAAGATAGCGACCTAATCGGGTACGAACCTCGCGACCAGCGCGCATGTGAGCAAGCGTTGGATAATAGGCTATCTGATTGATGTCCTCGGTTGATATGTGTACGTTGTGCAAGCGGTTCATTGTGATGAACGCGGTCTGCGCGTCTACATACGCGTCATGCGATGACGTAGCTGTATTGTTAGGATATGGATGTAGCTTGTTCATGATGTCAATCGCTTCCCATGTACCATCGCGGAACTTGGTTTGGGTTGCCATGTACGCTGGCTCTAGCTTGTGACCTACGTTAGGGATGATATGCTCTAGCGACTTAAAATATGTGGTATAGCTAGCCATCTCTAGTAGGGTAACAGGTTCGCGCGTTGCCTGTTTATGGACAATGGCTTTGGCTTTAGCTAGGTCGTGACCTACTTGCTGGTTGCGCGGTTTATAGTCTGTTACCCATGAGTGACGAGCATGTGACCAATGCTCGCGGTTTTCTGATTGATGTTGCTCTTTTAAGAGGTCGCGGATGACTACATGGCGATAAGGTCTATCGCCTAACTCTGCCCAACGTGAGAGTAGTTGTGTTGCTGGTACTACGCATTTGTTACACATGATATTGTTCTCCGTAATATCTGATTAAAAACCCACTCGGACAAATGTCCGCGTGGGAAAGGGTTTGTCGGTCATGTCTTAACCGAACATCTATAATTATACTCTGATGAGTTCTTATGTCAAGCTATGATGTTTTATAAGACTTAATGATGGCTTCTATATCATTACATAGTTGCTCAGTTTCGCGCCTTTCCATCGCGGTTATTTCATCCATTGTTCTACGTAATTGCGCTTGCCTCATGTGTTCATTTAAGCGAACCATTGGGTCAGACAAGTGCTTGTTTATTGCCTCTATAAACTCTGGTGAATTCATCTTCATCGCTTACTCCCATTGAGCAAGTAACGCTTCACGCTTGGCTATCTGTTCGGCGGTCAGTGGTTGCTGGTGTAGGGGTGGTTCATCGTCAGCCAGTGTAGACGTAGCTTCGCGCTTTGCAAATTGTCTTGCTTTGTGACGAACGAGTGCTAACTTTATAGCCTCATGATGCCAGCCGTACTGCTCTGCCACTGCCTCAATTGGTGCGCCCTCTGATAATGCCACTACAATATCTGCATCACGTAACTCGCGTTGATAAGGAATGAACCCATCGCGGTCAATGATGTTTGGGTTTTGGGTTCGCACTAATTCATGCAATAACTCAATCGGGTAGAAGTCGTTATATATACGATAGTATGCCGTTTGCACTTCGCGTTTCGGATTTGGATAGGCGACCTTGACTGCATCACCCACATTGAACTTTGAACGGAATACTTTTTTGACATAAACCAAATGACTTTCATCTGCGGAAAATCCAAGAATACTTAATAAAAACTCACCCATGCTAAAACTCCTTTTGTTGACTGTTACATAATAGATAGACTGTAACCGTTGACAGTTACATGACAGAAGTGTATGGGTTTGGGGTTCGGTTGTCAACTATCCTGTCAACAGTAAAGCGTTACATGTTACACAATCGTTTCAGTCTGTTACATAATAGCCAACTGTAACGGGGTTGTTTTTGGCATGTTACGTTATAAGTTACCTGTAACTGCAACAAAACGTGTGACGCTCTGAGAGCATTTAATGGCGCGGTGTTACATAATAGAATTGGGTGATTTCTCGCGTTACACAAAAAAACATATAAGGGTTAGACATTCGTGGAACGAGTGACACATTCACGTCTTTTTATATCTCTGTTACTGTTACAGTCTATTATTATTTCTAGGTTCTATATATTTTTATGTAACGCGTGCCGCGATGCTTTTTTTACCTGTAACACCGCACTGCTATTGGCTTTGCGAGCGTCACACGAATTGTTCCAGTTACAGGTAAGTTGTTACGGTGTCAACGTAACATAGGGTATGACATCATATGACTGTTTCGCTATCCTGTGAACTTCCCTGTAACATCGCTGAAACCCGCGCCAAATAAGGCGGCACAACTTGTATGTGAACAATCCCACGCGGACATTTGTCCGAATGGGACTTGTGTTGTTTTGTTATGTCAAGAGGAAACGCGCGCGTGGTTTTCGCGTGGCGCGCACCTACGCACACACTGCGTGGTCGGGTGGCTAACTGGCTGGCTTGCTTATTGTCACTCGTTCCGACGTAAAAAAACCCACATCAATTAAGATGTGGGTTGGTAAGTTTAACGCTGTCTGTATAATCGTTTTGAATAAAGGTTACAAAGTATTTGCATTGTCATCATTTGGTAGCACGCGTACTGATAGGATTTCATTTTCATATTAGCCTTAATTAAAGAAGGGTTCAGTACTTTCGTATAACTGCCCTGTGACTAGTAGCGTTAATCTTTTGTAAATCAAATCGCGCCAGCCATAAGCCATCGTGCATTTATAACAACTGTTACTATCGTAGTAGCCAATTAAGAATTTTGTTTTAGACATGATTTTAACAAGGCGGCTTTCGCCGCCCCGCCTTTCTTATGCTAGGATGATTTCAAGTGTTTGAATGAAAGCCGCGTAAGCTTGCTCAAATTCTTTGATTTTGCCGCTAGGAATTACATTCACAAAATCGTCTAGGTTTTTCTTTTCTTTTGCAATGAGCGCGTTACGCAATTGCTCAATGCTGGTTGGCTTCGCTGGTGCTGGTGCGGCTGGTGCTGTTGTCGCTTCTACTTTGCCACCTGCTCGCGCCGCTCTTGCCTTTGTCGCTTTCGTGGTTTTACTTACCAGCCATTTAAACTTGGTATTGCCGCTCAAGCCTTTCACGCTACGTTGCACCCACTTGGTCGCGCTGTCAAACTTGAATTCTTTGCCTGATAATGTCGCTTGAAGCTTTTGGTATGCGACAGCCAGCTTTTTCTTTGCCGCATCTTGGTCGCGCTTGTTAGTCGCTTGAGCGATGAATTGCGCCGCTGTTACGAACTGCTCTTTAATACTTGCGCCATTGGTAGCGATACCAGCAAGCGCTTGGTCGAACTGCTCTTGTGAAACTGTTACTACAACTGCTACTGAAGATTGCTTAGACATGGTAAACCCCTTATTAAGTTAATCGCCGCCTGCATGTTTGCGCTTGGTCGATGTGTCCATTATATAGAAGTATCATAAGAAGTCAATAGGTATCATAAGCCCGCGCGGACATTTGTCCGCATGGTACAGGCGCACCCCCTACCCCCATTTTTCCTGGAATTGAGACCTTCCCCTCCCCTCTCTGTTTTAGACAAGCATCTTTCTATTCTCATGTCATGACACCCCCTGACTTTATATGAGTGGGTCTAAAATTTTTTGTGTAAAATTTTTTGGAGTTCGTTACAAGCTACGGGTTTTGTATCGCATACGTTACAAGCAATGCGGTTTGCATAGAGTAAAAAGCAAAATATTACATGCAAGCTGCTATATGTTGACAAGTGATTGATTTATGGGGTATGTTACGCCCTATGGCTTCGCAGAGAATACAACTATATGATTTGCTTGAAGGAGTGGTTCCATACGAACCGCATTTATTACGTACACCAATGCGTACTGAGGACTTAATGCCTGAACAATTTGTAAGTGCAGCTGCCAAAACAGCTAAAGATATACTCCGTAGGAGTGGTGCACCCGATATCGAGGTCACCGAAGAAGATGCAGTTCATGCAGAAGAGGCATTTCAGACCTATCTCGAAGGGCAAAAAGGTTCATTGACTACTTCTAAGGTAGACAAACCTGAAGCAATTATCAAATTAGAAGCCCTAGTGACAGAGTATGACTGGAAAGTTATCCAGCATGCGGACCAAATTCGGATGATAGTGACAAATAAGTTACTGCAACTGTCAGGAAACAAAGACCCGAAGGTACAACTCAAGGCTGTAGAGCTGCTAGGCAAGCTAGCGGACGTAGGAATGTTCGTCGAGAAACAGGAAATCACCTACAAACAACGTACAGATGAAGAAATTGACGCAGCACTCAACGAAAAACTGAGCCTCCTTATCGAAGGAGACTTTGAAAAGGTAGCGGAACCACCAAAAGAAGTGGGGAATGCTTCCAAAGGTACGACCAAACCTGTAATTACTGACCCTTTAGAGGTTGCTCCCCTACCAGAAGTACCGAAAATAGACATCGGAGCGCTAATCGGTGAGTAGCCTGAAGGAATATGTTGCAACATTACCCTATGAACAGGGAATTCAGTTCCTGGCAAACCTAAAAAAGCTGCCTGAACGTGAGCAACAAGAGACATTAAGCCTGATTGACGAGAAAATGACCCGTGTTAAGCGTAAAGCTGCGCAAGGTGGGTTGTTAGATTTCGTAAAAGCGGTGTATCCAAACTATATGGTGGGTGCACACCATAAAAGACTAGCTAAATTACTAGAGGATGCCATTAATGGGGATAAGAAGCGCATTATTGTCAATATCGCACCCCGTATGGGTAAGTCTGAGCTGGTGTCTTACCTGTTTCCTGCTTGGTTTCTTGGACACCACCCCGACAAAAAGATTATCATGGCCACACATACTGCTGATTTGTCTACTACTTTCGGTCGTCGAGTTCGTGATTTGGTTGGTAGTAATGAGTATCGTGGTGTCTTTCCTAATGTTTCGCTAAATCAGGACGCTAAGGCGGCTGGGCAGTGGAACACTAGCGACGGTGGTCAGTATTATGCGGCTGGTGTGGGCGGTGCGCTTGCAGGTCGTGGTGCTGACGTGTTTGTGATTGATGACCCGCACTCAGAGCAGGAAGCCAAGACAGGTAACCCCTCAGTATTTCTATCTGCATGGGAATGGTTCCAGTCTGGTCCGCTACAACGGTTGATGCCTAACGGGGTTATCATCGTGGTGATGACACGCTGGTCTATGATGGACCTGACAGGTCAGTTAATTAATCACATGGTCAAGAATCCAGATGCCGACCAGTGGGAAGTTGTTGAATTTCCAGCGATTTTAGACGAGAACACAGATGAAGAACGGTCATTATGGCCTGAGTTTTGGCCGCTTGAGGAACTCAAAAAGAAACGCGCTGGTATGGATACACGCTACTGGTCGAGCCAGTATTTGCAAAATCCGACTGCAGAAGGCGCTCAACTCATTAAGAAAGAATGGTGGCAGCACTGGGATGATGAAAGGCCGCCGCAGTGTGAGTATACGATTATGTCTTTGGACGCGGCTCAAGAATCCCACAACCGTGCCGACTATAACGCCGTTACAATCTGGGGCGTGTTCTTCAATGAAAAGACCAATCAGAATAATATAATCCTGCTTGATGCGTGGAAAGAACGTATGGAGTTCCCAGAACTCAAACGTAGGATGATAGCGGAGTATAAAGACTGGGAACCTGATACGTTCCTGGTGGAGAAGAAGTCAAACGGTGCAGCGCTCTATCAGGAGCTACGTTCAATGGGCATGCCTGTTTCTGAGTACACACCAGTAAAAGATAAGATTTCTAGAGTTAACTCTATTACAGACCTGTTTGCATCAGGCATGGTCTGGGCACCGACAGATAGACGATGGGCTGGGGAAGTAATCCAGGAGTGTGCGGATTTCCCTGTAGGTACGCATGATGACTTTGTGGATAGTTGCTCACAAGCACTCATCAGGTTTAGAAAAGGTGGCTTTATCCGATTACCTAGCGATGAAGCAGATGATGATGTATTATATCGGTATCAACGTAAAGCAGCCTATTACTAAGGAATTTCTATGGCCATCGAAAAGAGTTTGTACGCAGCCCCGCAAGGGATTGTACCTGAAGACCCAACAGCATCACCGTTGGAAATTGAGATTGAAGACCCTGAATCAGTTGCGATTCATATGGATGGGCTTGATATCTTGATGGAACCTCAAGACCCAATGGAAGACGAGTTCAATGATAACTTGGCTGAGTACATCAGCGAAGGCGAACTACAGTCATTGGCATCTACGTTAAATGCTGATTTCGATGAAGACATTAGTTCTCGTAAAGACTGGATGCAGACTTACGTTGACGGCCTAGAGTTGCTAGGTCTAAAGATTGAAGAACGTACAGAACCTTGGGATGGTGCATGTGGTGTTTACCACCCACTACTCTCAGAAGCCTTAGTAAAATTCCAAGCAGAAACCATGATGTCTATGTTCCCAGCAATGGGTCCAGTCAAGACGCAAATCATCGGTAAAGAAACACAAGATAAAAAAGAGTCAGCAAGCCGCGTCCAAGACGATATGAACTATCAATTAATGGATGTGATGACAGAGTATCGACCAGAGCACGAACGCATGCTGTGGGGCCTAGGATTAAGCGGAAACGCATTTAAAAAGGTTTACTTCGACCCACATCTAGACCGTCAGGTATCAATCTTTGTCCCAGCTGAAGATATGGTAGTACCTTATGGTGCATCAAACCTTGAGTCAGCAGAACGTGTAACGCATGTCATGCGTAAGACTGAGAATGAATTACGTCGTTTGCAGGTTGCTGGCTTCTACTTAGATGTAGATTTGGGCGTACCTAATAACACACTGGATGAAGTAGAGAAGAAGATTGCAGAGAAGATGGGCTTCCGTGCTTCAACGGATGACCGCTATAAACTTCTAGAGATGCACGTCGACCTTGATTTACCAGGCTATGAAGACAAAGATGATAGTGGTGAGTTGACTGGCATTGCATTGCCATACGTTGTGACCCTTGAAAAAGGTAGCAATACTATCTTGGCTATTCGCCGTAACTGGGACCCTAAAGATGATACAAGACAAAAACGTCAACATTTTGTGCACTATGGTTACGTGCCTGGCTTTGGTTTTTACTACTTCGGTCTCATACATCTTGTTGGGGCTTTTGCTAAGTCTGGTACTAGTCTTATTCGCCAATTGGTTGATGCGGGTACATTATCTAATCTCCCAAGTGGTTTCAAAACGCGTGGCTTGCGAGTCAAAGGCGATGACACACCAATAGCTCCAGGTGAGTTCCGTGATGTAGATGTACCAAGTGGCGCGCTAAAAGACAACATCATGCCGTTGCCATACAAAGAACCATCACAAGTTCTCATGGCATTGCTTGGTCAAATCGTTGATGAAGGCCGTCGCTTCGCTAATACAGCCGATTTGCAAATCAGTGATATGTCAGCTAACTCTCCAGTTGGTACAACACTAGCAATCCTTGAGCGTACATTAAAAGTAATGAGTGCTGTACAAGCGCGTATCCACTATTCAATGAAGCAAGAGTTGGGCTTACTAAAAAGCATCATCGCTGCTTATACACCTGAAGAATACAACTACGAGCCAACAGAAGGTTCACGTAAAGCTAAGAAATCAGACTACGACAGCGTTACGGTAATCCCTGTTTCAGACCCTAATGCGTCAACAATGGCGCAAAAGATTGTTCAATATCAAGCAGTTATGCAGCTTGCTACACAATCACCACAGATTTACAACATGCCATTACTACATCGTCAGATGCTAGATGTACTTGGGATTAAAGAAGCAGCTAAGTTGGTTCCGATGGATGAAGACCAAAAACCATTAGACCCTGTGACTGAAAACCAAAACATCTTAATGATGAAGCCAGTTAAGGCGTTTAACTATCAAGACCATCAAGCACATATCACCGTGCACATGTCAGCAATGCAAGACCCTAAAATCCAACAGATGCTACAGGGTAACCCTATGGCACAACAGCTACAAGCTGCAATGATGGCTCATATCAATGAGCACATGGGCTTTGCATACCGTCAACAGATTGAACAACAACTTGGTATGGCGTTGCCTCCTCAGAAAGATGAGATGGGTGAAGACATGCACATGGACCCAGAAGTAGAAGCTAAATTGGCTCCGATGTTGGCTCAAGCTGCTCAACAATTGCTACAACAAAACCAAGCGCAAGTTGCTCAACAACAAGCAGCTCAACAACAGCAAGACCCAATGGTGCAGTTGCAACAACAAGACATGCAGTTGAAACAAGCGGAACAACAACGTAAAGCGCAGAAAGACCAGACTGATGCTCAGTTCAGAGCTGAACAGTTGAAGCTTGAGCAATTACGTATCCTCTCACAGCATGAGTCAAGTAAAGGTCAACAAAAGAATGAATTATTGAAGACAGCTGCGCAGTTACAAGCTAACCAAAAACAACATGCAGTAGATAAAGGTGTTGAAGTGATGAAACAAATATCACAACAACGCTTCCAACAAAAACAACAGAGCGGTGCTCACGACCACCAACAAGCCCAACAAAAAGGCCAACATGCTCATCAGCAAGACCAACGCATCCTTGATGCGATTGCCAATCAACAAAATATTGAACCGACAAAAGGTGAATAAACATGGATTCAAACTTATTTGATGTTCTTCTAACGGAGTACAGAGACCGTATCAACATGCTCACAGAGGCTATGGCGAGAGGTAACTGCGCATCATTCGAAGAGTATAAATACACAAGTGGCCAGCTACGGGGTCTCGAAGCTGCTTGTGCCATAATTGTAGACCTCAAAAAACGATTGGAACATGCAGATGACGAGTAACATAAATTTAGCTCAAGCACTAGATTTATCGAAACTGGCAGAAAATGCCAAGAAGGAAGCCCAAGAAGAAGCAGAAATACGAGCAATCGTAGGTGATGCGACTGATATAGAAAAAGCAGCTCAATTACCAAGGCCGTCAGGCTACCATATCTTATGCGCCATTCCTGAGAAGGAACGTGAGTACGACAGTGGATTGGTTAAGGCTGATGAAACACTTAAGATGGAAGAAGCTTTGACTACAGTTCTATTTGTAGTTGCGCTTGGCCCTGATTGCTATAAGGATGAAAAACGCTTTCCGAGCGGTCCTTGGTGCAAAGAGGGCGATTTTGTTTTAGTGCGTCCGCATTCTGGGAGTAGGTTGGTAATTCACGGTCGTGAGTTCCGTTTAATCAATGATGATACTGTTGAGGCTACTGTTGATGAGCCACGCGGTATTATTCGCAAATAAGGAGGACAAGATGCCTGAATTTGAGAAAGAAGAATATACGTTTCCTGATGAGCAAGATGAAAAGGTGAAAGCGTCAGCACCTGAGATTGAATTTGAAATCGAAGATGACACACCTGAAGAAGACCGCAATCGGGAACCAATGCCAAAAGCTATCGTTGATGAGTTAGAGCATGACGACTTATCTAAATACGATGCGGCAACAAAAGAAAAACTTAAACAAATGCGTAAGGTCTGGCACGACGAGCGTCGCGCTAAGGAGTCCGCATACAGGGAGCAGCAAGAAGCAGTTGAACTTGCTCGCCGTGTTGTAGAAGAAAACAAACGGTTAAAGAGTACCCTCGCTACTGGCGAGAAAGAGTACGTGTCGTCAATCCAAGCAACAGCTAATCTAGAGCTTGAAATGGCGAAGCGCGCTTACAAAGATGCGTATGATAATGGGGACAGTGACCGCCTGGTCGAAGCGCAACAAGCGATGCAAGAAGCAAGTATTAAGATTGCTCAAGCTAAGAGCTTTAAGCTACCCCCTTTACAAGACGATGACTTTAATGTAAAAAGTCAGCAAGAACAGTATCAACAACCCGCGGTAGCTGTACCAGATGCACGAGCACAAGCATGGCGTGACAAAAATGATTGGTTTGGCGCAGATGAAGAGATGACCGCAGCAGCGTTAGGTTTACATGAAAAACTTAAACGTAATGGTGTTGTTGTTGGTTCTGATGATTACTATTCTACGTTGGACAAAACAATGCGGAAGAGATTTTCAGAGTATTTTGAGGATTCCGAACCAGAGGATTCAAAAAGTAAAAGTGAAAGTGCTCCTACAAAACTGAGTACTGTTGTTGCTCCAGCCACGCGTAGTACAGCTTCAAACAAAATTAAGCTGACACAAAGGCAAGTCGCCCTAGCTAAAAAACTAGGATTAACTAATGAGCAATATGCTATCGCAATGAAGAAACTGGAGGCTTAAAATGACCGATACAAGAATCACTCGCAATATAGATACTCGTGCAGTAACTGAACGTCCTAAACAGTGGCAACAACCTGAGTTGTTACCTGAACCAGACAAGCAAGAAGGTTATGCTTACCGCTGGATTCGCGTATCAACACTAAACGCTGCGGACCCACGTAACTTATCTGCCAAACTCAGAGAAGGTTGGGAAGCAGTAAAGGTTGAAGAACAACCACAGTTGGCAATATTGGTCGACCCAGATAGTCGTTATAAAGACAATATCGAAATCGGCGGTTTATTACTATGTAAGACTCCTAAAGAGTTTGTTGAGCAACGAAATGCACATTTCGACAACTTGTCAAAATCTCAAACAGAGTCTGTAGATAATAACATAATGCGTCAAAGCGATGCCCGTATGCCTATGTTCTCTGAGCGTAAGTCTACAACATCATTTGGCAAAGGCAATTAATTTTAATCTAGGAGTATTTTATGGCTTATCCTACCGTTTCAGCCCCTTACGGGTTCAAGCCTGTAAATCTTATTGGCGGTCAAGTATACGCAGGTTCAACACGTAACCTACCTATCGCATACGGCGACACTAATGCTATTTACAATGGCGACCCTGTTGTTATTACATCAGGTTTTGCAACACTTGCAACAGCCCCAGTTAACTCAACTAATAAAGTAGTTGGTTATTTTGCTGGTTGTTATTACACAAACCCAACAACAAAACAACGTTTGTACTCACAGTACTATCCAGGCAGTGTTACTGCTGGTGATATTACAGCTATCATTGTTGATGACCCAGATGTCGTATTGAAAGTTGTAGCTACTGCTTCAGCTTCTTCTACAGCTGTTGCTTCATTCTCACAATTGTTGGTTGGTGGTAACGTAGTTGGTGGTACACAAGTTGGTTCAGTAAATAACGGTGATTCATCAATGGGTGTTGTTGCAGCTACTGCTCCAGCGGCTACTACTGCTGGCTTCCGTGTATTGCAATTAGTTCCAGATACACAAGTATCAACAGGTGGTACATACGTTTCAGGTACAGGTACAACTTCATTAGTTGTTTCTGGTTTACCAGTAGGTACAGTACTTCCAATCGGTACAGATGTGTACAACGTAATTAACGGTCAATTGCAATTTACAGGCTCTAGCTTGACAGCTGCATCAACTGTTACTACAACAGGTAGTACAACTTTAACTGTAACAGCTTCAACAGCTACAGTTTCAGGTACCGTTGCTTTAGTTCAAACACCAGAAGCTTTGGTGAAAACGAACTTTGGCGTTCATCGTTATAACGTAGCTTAAGGAGTAATATAATATGGCTATTTCACGCGCACAACTATTGAAAGAGTTACTCCCAGGCTTGAACGCTTTGTTCGGTTTGGAGTATGCACGATATGGTGAAGAACATACTGAAATCTATGAAACAGAAACTTCAGAACGTTCTTTCGAAGAAGAAACAAAATTGTCTGGCTTCTCAGCAGCTCCAGTTAAAAACGAAGGCCAAGCCATCGCTTATGACAATGCTCAAGAAGCTTGGACAGCTCGATACAACCACGAAACAATTGCTTATGGCTTCGCTCTAACTGAAGAAGCTGTTGAAGATAACTTGTATGACTCATTGTCTGCTCGTTATACTAAAGCATTGGCTCGCGCTATGGCTTACACTAAACAAGTTAAAGCTGCTGCTGTATTGAATAACGGTTTCAACGGCGCTTATGTTGGTGGCGACGGTGTATCATTGTTCTCTACATCACACACTCTTGTTAACGGTGGCACTAATAGCAACACACCAACAGTTGCAGCTGACTTGAACGAAACTTCATTGGAAAATGCAGTTATTCAAATCGCAGCTTGGACTGATGAACGTGGTCTATTGATTGCAGCTAAACCTAAGAAACTTATCGTTCCACCAGCATTGCAATTCGTTGCAACACGTTTGTTGGAAACTAAGCTTCGTGTAGGTACTACAGACAATGATATCAATGCGATTGAAAACAATGGTTCAATTCCAGAAGGTTACACAATTAACCACTTCTTGACCGACAACAACGCTTGGTTCTTGACTACAGATGTACCAAACGGTATGAAACACTTTGTTCGTACACCATTGCAAAATTCTATGGATGGTGATTTCGACACTGGTAACGTACGTTACAAAGCTCGTGAACGTTACAGCTTTGGTTACTCAGACCCACTAGGTATGTACGGTTCTCCAGGCGCTTAATCCCGCTCGGTAATAAAAAGCCCACTTCGGTGGGCTTTTTTGTTGTTTATTACCGCTCAGTAATTCATGATTTTACGTATTGTAGTAGCTATAAAAGTGTCTATAGTGAAGCTTATCCGAGGTAATGGATATTTTAATGACTATTAGGAGATACATCATGTGGACTAAACCAGCTGCTACTGAAATGCGTTTTGGCTTTGAAGTGACTATGTACGTAATGAATAAATAAGTTATAATTCATACGGGCTGGGGGTACCTAGCCGAACGTGAACACGGCCCCCATCGGTTAATTCTGCTTGGGGGTTCTTTTGCCCAGTTAGCAGAGTGGTAATGCGCCTCACTTGTAATGAGGATATCGGGAGTTCGATTCTCTCACTGGGCACCATCTTTTTTAGCTTTATTTTCTTCGTAGTGATGTTTTCGGTGGCAGTTGCTGCAGAGGACAATACACTTATTCATAATTTCTTCCATAGCAAAACCTAATCTGCCTGAACGAACTAACTCATTAATCTTGATATTGTCGGGATGGGGGGTGTGATGGTGGAAATCTAAAGTTGCTGGGTGGTTTTCGCCGCACTGAACACAGGAAAGTCGGGCTTTAAAAGCAGAAAATTCCTCCCGTGCCCTGCGTTTTGTCTTTACAGACCTGGCTATACTTGGCGCAGGGTTAGCCTTATACAACTCCCTTGCTTTGGCGCGTCTACGTTCTGGGTCTTTATAAGGCATTGTATCTCCAAAAATACTTGCACAAAATCAAATAAGTAGTATCATTCAACTATCTGGGAATTTATATTCTTACCAACTGCCCCAGCAGGCGATGCAACGATGGTAAGAAAACTTTTGCATAAAGGACTTCAAAATGGGATTAGCTACACATTTAGGCTCATGGTTATTGGGCACAGTTAAGAA